TGGACAAAGTATTGGATCTTATTTTTCTTTAGATCATTGGGCGCATAGTTTCTCCGTATGGAGAGGACTACTCGGCTGCCTTCTTCTACAGTTACAATGTAGGGCAATTTTATTCCTGTTGGTTGCCCATCGGCACCAACTTCTTCAAAACCTTCTAAGTCTAGATTAACATGACACTCTAACAGAGTATATACTGGTTCTTGTTTACCAGTTTTTTTAGTGCCATCTAAATCTCTTTCTTTTTTCTCTACAGAATTTTGTTCAACATTACCCGGTGGTGCTAGTTCTACATCTCTATAAAAACCAGAAACTTGTTGTTTTCTTAATTCGTTTTCAGAAATTTTAATTGTATGAATTACAGATTCAGCATCATTTAAGCTTGTTGCTGTGTATGGCACAACTAGTTCATCAGCTGGTACAAACTTGGAGACTGCTCTTCCAAGTGGTACGTCATAGTAAACTTTTTTAAATGTAGATCCTGCTAGTGGTAAATGAAATAACATTGAATCAAACTCAGCTTCGTATTCTTTCATTTGATCCATAACTAAATAGTTCATAAAATCTTTTACACGAGTTGCTTGTTGTTCTGTTGCTGGATTCTTAACACCAATAACTTGTGTTCTTACTGGTCCATCTGCTGGTAATAATTCTTTGTAAGCTTGTGCTTGAAACTGTGTAACTGCTTCTGCTAACACTGGGTGTGTTGCACCTGAAGCTCCTTGAAATGGTTCAGTTCTGTTTTCATATTTAAACCCTAAAAGATCTAAACCTGTTTTGTAAGACTCTTCCCATTCTTTTCTTGATGCTTTGTAATCCATATAGTTGTTGACCATGTCAGCACCAACTGGTTCTAAAACATCATCTGGTAAAATATCTGCTAAATTATCAAAATGTGATTCTGTGCCCGGTATGTTTATTGCACCTGGTTCAAAGTCTAGTGTTGCACCACCGTCCTCTTCAGGGATAACTTCTACTGGTCCTTTTTGTTCTTGTGGTTCCTGAACCGCAACTTCTTCTGCTATCTCTTCGTCTGAAGGGATATCCAGTTTAGTTCTAGTGTTCGGGAGTCCTTTATCTATATCTGCCATTTATACTCCTATAAGTTTCTAACACGGTTTTTAAGGGATAGCAACCCTTGTGGGTTAGGGCCTCTTACTGGTGGTGGGCCTGATTTATCTCCACCTGATAAACCTGCAATACCGCCTCTTGCTAAAAACTGAGTACCAAAACCTTGTCCTGTAACATCAGTGCCTAAATAATCCATTACTGGTCTTATCTGTGGAGCTGTGCCTTGTTGTATATTCTCCAACGTAAAACCTCTTTCTCTATTAATTTTATCTAATTCTTCCTCGCTCGCTCTTCTTAATTCTATTGCCTTTCGTTGACGTTCAGATAAAAAAGGTACATCTTTTGTAAAAGGATTAAATATATCAGCTACAAATTTTAATGGTTGAGTATAGGATCCTAAATCAAAAACAGGACTTATAAAATCACCAAAAGGTGTTTGAGCTGGATCTACTTGTCTTTTTCTATCTTCAAAATCTTTTATTAATTGATCTTGAGTTCGTTTTTTAAATACATTATCTAGATATCTAAAGCCTGTTTCTTGATCTGCTGCTTTGCTGCTATCAAACCCCATTTTATCTAAAGTGCCTAAATAATTAATAATAGAGTCATCTAAATTTTTATTCGTTTTAACTAAACTATCTTCAAATCCCATTGTAGCATCTGAAGTTAAACCACTTGGATCTTGTTTTTCAACCTCTAATCCAAATTGTAATTTTTTTTGTCTATTATCTAATTTATTTATATTTATTGTTTGTTGTAAAAGATTTAATTGATTGTCATCATATCCTAACTTTCTTGCTTGATTCATTAAATTTTTTTCAAACTTTCCAAAATCTGAAAATATAAAGGCTCTATCAAAAGACTCATCTAAAGGTAAACCAGAGGCAAAATTATTTAAACCATCTCCCAAAACAAAAGCAACCTCACCACCAATCAAAGTTGTTGGATTTAAAACATTACCTGTTACTCTTGCTGCTGCGGCCGCAGCTTTTTGACCTGGAACAGATTTAAAAAATTTAGAAATTCTAGGGTCTTCAGATATAGTTTTTAAAAATCCTTTTGGATCCTCCCTAGCTGCAGGACAACCGGGGCCCTCAGCAAAAAACATTCTACCACCTTTTTTAGCTTTTTTTCTCATACAATATCTTTGCATAACATCTCCAAACCCACCTTCTTTTGATGCTTTAACTATTACATCAGCAACTCTTCCAAATTTTTTATCTGTCAATTGTTTTAAAAAATTATTTTTAACAGTTTGATAATCTACTGGTTTTTTAATTAATTCTTGTTGTCTTCTAATAATTGCACCAATATCACCGGTTCCACCTAATTCGTTAATTGCTTTTAATATTATGTTTTTATTTGATTGATTTAATTTAGTGGATCTAGATACAGCTTGTTCTACTTGATTTATATCTTTAGTGTTAAAATTTAAATTTGTAAAAGGTTCAAACTTAACACCTTTTGGTCCATGTAATACATCTAGAGTTGAAGTAGTGGGACTCCATTTGTAATTTTCAACTTGATTTTTTTTAACCAAATCCTTAAAAAATATTTTTTCACCTTTTTTTAATGGATTGTCTACTTTTGTGGTTGCTAATTTATTCATTGCAGTAACATTTTCATAAACATTTGGAAAATATTGTTTCATGTATTTTGTGTTTAAATCACTAGACTTATGCATTTTACCGTTGTACGAAAAAGAAACTTGTTTAAATGGTAATCTTGTACCAAACTTCCAATCAATTTTTTTTCCGTTTTTATCAAAAAATTGAACAGGGCTGTCATCAGACCCTCTGTTTGCATTCCAACTTCTTAAAGCAAACTCCATAATTCTACTTGCAGGATTTAAAGAATATTTTATAGCACCTCCTGAGTCAACATAAACTGGTCTTCCTTGTTTAAGTTCAAGGGCATATGTAAGTTGATCTGAAAAAGACATGTTTTTTAATTGAGCTACTTCTGCAGAAACAGCATCACCAGTGAATCGTACCTTTTTAAGATACTCAGCCCCTTGATCTTTAATAACGTCATATGTTTGAGATTTTTTTAAATGATCTCCAATTGTATCTTGAGAAATACCTGTTCTATTTTGAATTGTGTCATACCAAGATTTTTTTAAAGGAGTTTCTTCTATCAACATGTTTTTTAAAGTTTTATCTATTTTTTCAGGGCGACTTTCTAAATTTAATATTTCAGGATAATTTCTTATGTCTATTCTTCCTTGCGGAAGGCCTTTAGATCCAAATTTATCTATTATTAATTTAGAAATAAAATCATTACCTACAAATTTTTCACCTGCGTTATATTTATTAACTAATCTAACTATTTCTTTACGAACCTTGTCAACTCTTGCCCTTGCCTCTGGAGACAATCTTTCAATTTCAGTTTCAATGCCATATCTTTTTCTGGCTCTTTGAACAGTTTTTGCGGTAAAAGTAGGAGAATCTTTTTTTCTAGTTGTATAATTTTTATTTAATACTTCAGCAAATTGTTTATCTGTAGGAGGAAATTTATTATTTTTTAAATAATTATTATATTCTTTGTTAAAGGATTCTTCTGTTATCCTTTCTTTAGCATACCCTTGTCTCGTGCCACCAAAACCTGGTTGCACTAACATACCACCACCGGCTAGTGGATTACGTTCGTTAAAATCTCTATAAAGATCTTCGGGTCTTTGTGTTTGATCTGCTGTTGTAACTTCACCTTCGTCGAATAGATCCATTAAGTCTTCTATTCTTTTTACAATATCTCTTTCCACGCTATTCTCCTAACATGCCGGCTAATCCGCCTGATGCATTTAATTTTCTATCTTTCATTTGTAGGTTTTTAAGAATTTGTTCCATCATTAAAAGATCATCAGGAGTTGTACCACCAGGCACTGGACCCTTATCCATCATCTGTGGAAGCACTGTATCTGATACATTCATTCCCATTTTTTCCAAAGCTTTTGAGCTTTTGTCAAACTGTTGTCTATTTTCAATCATGTCTCTAATATTTTGAAACTGTTCAATTCTCATTTCTTGCATGTCTTTTTTTATTGCTTCAAACTGTTCTTTTGTTAAAAATTTTCTAACCTCTGGAGGAAGAGACTTATAGTTTGTAACAGCTAAAAGTTCAGATGGTTTTTTACCATATTGTTCTGCAAGTTTTTGAAGTATCACTCTTAACACACCGCCACCTTTTAATAAACCAACTCTACCTCCGCTAGCTAGTTTACCTTTTTTTATTTCTTGTAAAGTTAGTTCATCAACGTTTCCACCACCTTCACTTACTTCTTCCATAATTTCTTTTTCTACATTTTCAGAAAGACCATCATCAACATCTTTCATCTTACCATCCATGTCTGGTCTTGCAGTGTACTCATCATATTCGTCCGGCGGTGTTTTACCTTTGGTCAGTTCATCTGCTCTGCCTGGTCTATAAACCATAATAGATTCTTCAGCTATTCCTGCTTCATCACCACCTGGTATCATAGCCTCTCTAGTTTTTTTAATTTGTATATCGCCTGTATCGTAGTCTATGTCCATGTCATAATCTTTGTATCTGAAAGATTCTGATCTTTCTTTAAATCCTTTAGACCTTACACCAAGCAATTTAATTTTCTCTACAAGATCAAAAAAATACGATGGAGCACCGCTTGCGGCTTCTGCTGTTTTTTCTGCTACGGGCGCTGCTCCTTTACCAAACATTTTTAACGCTCCAGTTTTAAGTGCACCAATACCTGCAGCTGCACCACCCATAAGTTTTAAGAATGCTCTCTTAGACATACCAGCTTTTAAACCAACACGTCCGCCTGTTGCTAAATCCTCTGGATCTACCATGTCTTCAAAATCTAGTTTTAGTTCTAAATCATTTATCTGTTCATTTATGTTGTTATATAAATCATCTGTTTCAAAATCTTCAACACCTCTTTGTTCTAATTGAAGAGCTCGAGCGTCTCTTTTATTTTCAAGTTTCGAGATATCATCTTTTAATTTTTTCTTACGTATGTTACCAACTGCTTGTTTATTTTCTTTGTTTAACCTTTTAGCAATTTCTTTTTCTACTTGTCTTACTTGAAAATTTCTTTTTGATAGACGATCATACGCCTTACCATAAATATCTATTCTTTGTTTTGTATCAAGATCATCGTAAACTAAACCCATTCGTTCCGCTAGATCTTCTGCAACAAGTTCTGCGTTATATTTAGTATCTCCTTTTACAAATCCTGGTGATGCATTTTCAATTGCATCGTCGATCATTTTAGTATCGTCAACAGCTTGACCACCCATAATCTTAGATCCTTTAGGTATCTCTTTACCTTGCATATCAATAATCTTTGCAGACTGTGTGCCTCTAATTCCTGTTCCTGTTGTAGGTTGTTGTAATTGTTCAAACACCATCTCAACTTGTCTTTGTTGATCATCTAAATATTTTTGTTGAGACTTTGTGAGTTGCGCACCAGAAGTTCGAGCTTCTTCTCTTATGGCTCTGATTGCACCGCCCATTTTGTTAACATCATCAAAAGATTGAAACTCAAAAAATTTTACAACTTTAGGTAATTTACCAAGACCAAAAAATGCTTTTATAACTGACATTATTTTCTACTTTTAAATTTTTTCTTTAGAACTTTGTCATAAGTTTCAGGATCCATAATATACTGATCACTCTTGACTTCACCTATTCCTTTTATTTTTATTTTTTTATTTTGAAGTGATTTGGGAAGATTTCTATTTCTTCTTGTTCTAATAGAATCTAACAGCTTATCTTTTCTTGCAGCTGGTTTTAATACAACTCCCATTCCTTTTGTAATTATACCCATTATTTAACCTCTGATTTTTTTATGTATCGTTTTAATACGTTTCTTTGATCTACTGTACGAGCGCCTTTCCTAGGTGGAAATTTAAACTCTAACTGTTTTGGATTTTTTTTTGGTTTTTGATATTTTTCTCTAAATAATTTACCTTGTCCTCTTTTTCTAGGCATGTAGGGTTTCGTTGAAAAACCTGTTAAAGGTCCTCCAACATATCTATAAGATGTTTTTTTACGACCCTCTGAATCAAGGGTTACGTTTTTTACTTTAGTTGTTCTTCCAGATTTTTCTAAATTAGAAACTCTTTTTTCTTTATAATATTTTGGTTTTAATTTTCCTTTAAGAATTGCTCCCATTCCTTTTGTAATTATACCCATATCAATAATATCTCCTTTTAGGTTTCTCTGCCTTTTCATCTACGTAATCTTCAGGGTGACCGATCAGACCGCCCTGCCTGAATCGCATAATCGCTTGTGTCGTAGAATCCACAAGGTCATCATGATCGCCATATGGGAATGCTGCGCATTCTTCAATGACCTCCTCAGCAAATTTTTGCTCAGGAGCCCATACCATACCAGATTCAAATAAAGGTGCAACTGCATTTACACGGGCATGCTTGTCGTTGCCTTTTGACGGGGTGAAGTTGACGACCGGTATATCCATCTTCCTCAATTCGTATGTAAGCGGCAAACCACTAGCTTTTGCTTCCACAATAACTGTTTCAGGCTGCCAATATTTATATTGGTCAAGGGCCAATCTTCTAAGTTCTGGAAACTCGTACCTACCTTTTATAGCATCTAATAATATTAGATTAGCTCCTTCGTCTTCTGACGGATAAAATATACCCCATGTTGTAATAGCAGAGTAATCTGCTGTTTCTTTTTTAAGAAAAGCTGTATCGTAAGATTGTATAACGTGATGTAGTTGTGGAATAGTTTCATTATCATAAACACGCCACCATTCTCGTTTTAATATTGCACCTTCCTCACTAGTTGGTTGTTGCATCCATTGTGCGTTCCATTTAGCAACGGGTAGTGTTGCTTTAACCTTTTCTAATTCGTCTTGCTTCCAATACTCAGGCCATACTGGTCCGTGGTCCATGATCGCTGGAAATTCGACCACGTGCCATTGATCAGCTTTTACTTCACTTTGATTCTTGACCAACATACCTGTTAAATCTTTAGTAGACCATCTAGTCATGACCAAAACTATTTTACCACCTGGTTGTAGACGTTGACGAGGACCTGACGTGTACCACTCGTATGCGGACTCCAATGATTTACTTGACATTGCATCTTGTTCCGAGTGCGGATCGTCAATGATTAATAAATCTGCACCACGGCCCGTGATTGCACCGCCAACACCAGCTGCAAAATATTCACCACCCTGTGATGTCTCCCAACGTCCTGCTGCCTTAGAGTCTTCTTGTAGAGTTGTTTTAAAAATTTTACTGTAGTCTTCTCGATCAATTAGGTTCTTTGCTTTACGACCGAATCTGATTGCAAGTTCTGCCGTGTGCGTTGCTTGAATGATCTTGAGCTTTGGATCACGGCCCACCATCCATGCTGGCAAAAGATAAGATGCAAATTCTGATTTGGTATGCCTCGGTGGCATATTAATGATTAGCCGGTTTATTTCACCCGTAGCCAATTTATTAAATTTATCTGCAATGTGTCTGTGGTGGGACCCCTCTACAAAATCAGGCCATACACATTTAACAAAAGATAAAAAGTCATTCTTAGCTTTATTCTGTATCTTTTTTTCTGCGTGCATGACTTGAAGTTTTTTGAAGGTTTTCCTAACATCTGCAGGTAATTTTTCTATATTTACCTTATTCAAGTCCATGGTACCAATATGTTTTCAGTATACATGAATGTGTAAATTAAGCAATACAACCTAGAGTAGTGGGACCCCTTTGTACAAAAAAGGGGGGTCGGGGCACAACTTATAATTGATTTTTGGATTGGGTTTGGGACCCATTTTGGACACATATCCTATTGACAATAGGATTATACAGGAACTGTAGCCCTAGGCGCGTTAGCGCCTAGGGTTCGTGGTTAACTAGCCCAAATCTTTTGGGCTGATTTTTTTATTAGGATAGCGGGACCAACAACAAAGTCGTTACGACCTGTAATAAAGTTATCGTTATCAAAAGTTTCCTTCCATAACTTTGTTGCCTGTTTGTTGACTGGTAATCCCATTAACTTACCTTCTTCGTTAATGATAAGATAATCGCCGTTTGGGAAAGGGATTCCCTGAACGTATCCGCCTACAAAATCCTGAGCCGATTTTAATGTCGGCTCATTCTTTACATCATCAATAATAACAAACTCATTTGCGTCAACTGATAATGTTCCATGTGGTAGTTTGATTTTATTTTTCATAGTCCTATATTATCCTACTTGCTCACTATTGTCAACCTCTTTTATTACTTTTGTTTTATATGAATTGCCACCCCAATCTGTCCTAGTTTTTACCTCTACTTCTATCGGTGTTTCAAGAGCCTCGGTTCTTGGGTGTAATCCAATGAACTCATTCCAATGTGCAAAAGCAAAATCATTCCAACAACCTTGGCTACAAAAATGAGAGAACATAGTATTCGCGTTCCAATTATTTTGAGGAATTTTTCTAGTCCTTAAAACCTTTGAACCTTTGACACCTCTTATTCGATCTTGGGTGTGTGACTTATGACACTTTGGACCATGACACCAATTATAATCACTCATGCTTTATCTCTCTGTTTTTTTGATCGTATTAATGAGTTCCAAAAATAAGTTTGATTTTCTTTACCCATAATCATAC